TGATCATCTGCCCCCATGTGAGGTAGAATTGCTAAAGCTTAGATATTATGATGACCGTACCTACAAAGACATTGGTAAGAGGTTTAAGGTTACTGGTTCGGCAGCACGGGTTTCGATAGATAAGATACTTATATCATGTCGTACTATTGTAAGTGGTATTGATAAGGGTAGGGATGTAATTACAGAACCGTCTTTATCTGCAAATTCTAATTTTTCTGACGGTAAGCTTACTGATACACAGGTTGCAATAAGGAAGAAAATGGATGAGATCCGAGACAGGACTGAGAGTAAGGGAGAGAAGCGGCAACGGATAGAGAGAAAGGATGTGAAGCGAAGAAGGGCGAAGAGTAGGGCAAGGAAAGGACGAAGAAGAAGATCAATAGCAGCAAAACAAGCGGCCCGTTTTAGGAGAGAGGTTGATAGATTAGCGAAGAAAAAGAGAGAAGAGGAGTTTTTGGCTAATCTGGAGTGGCAAAAAGAGGAGGACCGTAAGTTCCGAGAGAATAATTATCCTAAAGATTTCATAGGTGCAGATGGATATAGGTACACGATCTGGGTGCCGAAAGATAAGAATATGCCATTTGATATTCCAGAACCTTACAGGAGAGGATTTATTCCACCTTCACGATCATTAAAGGGAATATCCCACAACCCAGTAAAACCAAATGGAAACTGCTAGTTTTATACCGAGAGAGAATGAAGACACTCTTCGTGCTGAGAATCAATTACGAGGGAGGATAGAAAAGTCATGGGACATAAAGATGGAAAAGCTGCCGACTACATATTCTTTAGATTATGCGATTAAGAAGGGTGAAGAGGTAAAAGGCTTTATTGAGTTGAAATGTCGGACACATGTTTACGGCACCTTTGATACTTACATGATATCCTTGAAGAAATGGAAAGCATGTCGTGAATTTCAAGCAAGTAGTCATCTAAAAGCTTTTTTAGGGGTAGGATTTACAGATGGTGATTATTGGCTGAATACGGCCAGTGTGACTGACTTTTCAGTGAAGATGGGTGGCCGTAGTGATCGAGATTGGACGGTGGATAGAGAACCGTGCGTATTTTTTAACATAGAATATTTTAAGGAGTTTAAATGAAGACAGAAAAAGAATTAGCGAATGAATTGGGTATTGATCGTAAAATGCTGGCTGGATGGAGAAAGGACGGTATTGTTGCGACTAGCAGCTGGGTAAAGGTAAGTAATCAGATTACATACCATGAGGAGGGCGAGCATGAGGTGAGAAATATTGTACAGAGGGAACTTTGTGCGGATGAATTATCTGATCCGTTGCCAGAACCAGACGGGCCGCAGGAGATGGAGATTACCAAGATCCCATTAAATCCAAAACTGGTCATGTGTGGAGATGTACGGGTACGGGTTAGGGAGAATAAGAATTTTTTAATTGGGATGAAACTTAATGCTAGGCCGCCTGCCACTGGTGAGCAGGTTTGGGTGATGGTAGGTAGATGTCCCAGATGGAGAGGAAAATACTAATGAGTAGAGAAAGTGAAAACATTGTTTCCCAGTGGGAAGAACAGAAACGCATGGGAAAAGAGAAGACTACATTGGAGCAAATTTTGATCAAAATGGTAAAGGCTCCTGCACCTAAGAAAAAGGCACCTAAGAAAAAGAAATGATGTATTGCAGGGAGCGTAAGTTTTCTAATGTGGAAAAATGGAGAATGCTTAGATTTCTTGGTTTTCATAGGAAAACTGCTGAATTGTTACATCCAACAAAAAGGCAATTACACAGGGACTTTTGGACCCATGACACTTACGGTGGGCATTTTTCTACATCTGAAGCAGTAAAATTAGTCAAGGGAATGGAAGCGAAAGAATCACAGGTAAAGCATCCAGTCCCTTTTCATAAACCAATAATAAAAAAATGATACAACCTACACCGCATCCATACTTCCGTTTACCTACGCAAAAAGAAGCTTTGGCAATGGGGCCAGAGGGATTGAGTGAAGTACTCGAGAAAAGAGAAGAGGTAATCCAGCAATCAATTAAAGACCCTTTTCATCATGGTATTGAGCCAGATCACTGGAAAATGGCAGATGAAGAGTTTTCTAAATGTGATGAACTTCTTATTTTGGGCGGAAATCGTTCGGGAAAAAGCACTTGGGCCAGTAAAAGAGTAGTAAAGTGCATAAATGACATCCCAGAGGCCAATGTGCTTTGTATGCATACTACGGCCAGCACTTCAGTCGAGCAGCAGCAGCAATTGATCTGGAATTTTATCCCCAGCGAATGGAAGGCGGCTAAAAAGGGTAAGGTAACAAACATGACTTTTTCTAAGAAGGGCGGTTTTACTGAATCATGTTGCGTTGCTCCTAACGGTAGCCGCATCTTTTTCCGTAATTATTCGCAGAACTTAGATTCTGGTATCTTGGAAGGTTCAGAATGGGACATGGTTTGGATGGATGAGCTTTGTGGTTTGGACCATGTGCAGGCTTTGCGTTTTCGATTGGTTACCCGTGCAAGAAAACCAGCACCAAATTACCCAGAAGGATATCCTTGGCGAGGAATGTTGATTACATTTACACCCGTTACTGGATATAGTCCTACCGTCAGAGAATATTTACAGGGTGCAACCATGGAAAAGTGGGATTGGGCCGATGAAGATCTTCTGGAGAAGGAAAGAGTGCCAATTATTGAGCAGCCGATCAAAGAAAACGCAAAAGTCATCTATTTTTGGTCTCAGTGGAATAAATTTAATGATTACAACCAGTTAAAGCGAACATTACGGTCAGATCCTAAGACAAAAATCTTGATGCGAGCGTATGGGCGGCCAACTAAGGTCCAGTCTGGCCAATTTCCTCGTTTTTCGGAGGCCCATTTGGTGACTGACGAACAAATCCCAGAAGAGGGGACTAATTACATGATTTGCGATCCATCTCACGGGAAAAACTGGGTTATTATCTGGGTACGGGTTGCCAAGGATGGAAAATGCTATGTTTACCGAGAATGGCCGAGCCAAGTGGAACCAGTGAAAGGTTTTGGATTTCTTGGAGAGTGGGCCGTGAGCGGAAAGAAGGTAGACGGTGATAAAGGACCAGCACAGGAACCATTAGGCTTTTCCTTGAATAGGTACAAGGAATTGATTGAAGATGCCGAGAAGGATGAAGAAATTTTTCTGCGGATCATGGATAGTCGATTTGGATCTGCTCCTACTCCTACAAAATCTGGAATGACTACCCTCATTGATCAAATGAGCGATATTGGCCTCCATTTTGAGCCAAGTATTGGTGTAAGGATCGAAGAAGGTGTTACTATGATCAATGATCTACTTGACTGGGATGATGAAGAGGAAATATCGGCCATCAATTGCCCCAGATTATATGTTCATAAGGATTGCAAGAACCTTAGATTTGCATTGGCAACATGGACGGGTAAGGACGGGCGGCATGGTGCCTGCAAAGATTTCACTGATGTTTTACGCTATTTTTGCCTATCTGGACCAACCTATTTGGACCCAAATGATGCGATTATAAGCCAAGGTGGGGCTTATTAAGTATAGCTTACTACAGCTTACTACAGCTTACTACAGCTTTGTATAGCTTTGTATAGCTTTGTATAGCTTTTATTGCTCCACGCATTGCTCCACATTGCTCCACATTGCTCCACATTGCTCTACACCTTATTCCACCTTATTCCACCTTATTCCACCTTATTCCACCTATTGACCCAAAAGGTTGGAACTGGTTGGAACTGGTTGGAACTGGTTAAATATATTTTATGACATAGGAAAATTATTAATTATCTTGCTTTTTGTATCCCGATAAATAAGATTTATACCATGACTACTTCTACTTTTCATAACCCAATTGAATGCCCCTATCAGTGGGAGTCTGGATATCCAGAAGGTGTTTCCATCGCATGTGGCGGCACTGAGCGGCCCCAGAAAATTGCAGGCAAGTGGTACATCTATGTTTGGATCTCCACTTTACAATTCCACCAATATTACTGCTTCAATGATGATTTGTTCTACTCGGACAAATACTTTGAGGAAAACATCCGCAACCTATGACCATATACGATCACCTCATATTACTCGGTCCTGCAATAGCAGTGACCATCTTTTTATTCACCATAGCAAAGGGCATTTTTAATGACTGACATACCACACCTACCAAATTCCCCAGAGGAAGAGATTGCATATGCCAAGCAGCAATCTTTTATTGAAGAGTGGGAAAAGGATATCGCTAGGCAATCGACACAAAAAAAGCATGTGGCGAAAAACAAAAGTTTTATCGACATGACTTTAACTGAACTTAATGAGATTATAAAAAATGAAGACTGAGATTTTAAAACGAGTATGTGAAATTTTAGCAGTGCCTATCTTGGTTGGTCAAAAAGATGAGTTTGTTATGAAGATTTGCAAAGACATTGCTAACGGAAATGTAGTTCTGATAGATAGTAAAAATCATAGCATTTGCTCATTGCATCCCACTAAGCAAGAACTATAGTGATGGGATATGACCGAGGGAACCGAAGACAAACCTACACTGGGATGGGGTGGCCGCAGGCCTAATCAAGATGGCAGGCCGCCCCTACCAGATCACCTAAGACGAGTGCCGTTGCGTACCCGTGTTTTACCAGAAACGATTGATTATCTTTCCACAGATGAACAAGGCATGGGCAAGGCCATCGACAAACTTGTCCGACTACGCAAGCGAAAAAAATGAGTTGACGGGTTAACCGTCTGACACTATTTCCTGCAATGGCAGGAATATATGAACCTAAAACGGCCTTATTGAGGCGAAGGGAGGTCATGGATTGGTTGGGACTTGCGGACCATGAAATGACTAACCTCATTAAGAATGGTGTAATTAAGCCCAAGTACTTTCGTGAAGGTGCAAGGGCTTTTTTCGTAAAACGAGAGATTGAGAAAACCATGTTGGAACCAGCGGAGGTGCCAGCATGAGATATCAATATGATTCTGAAAAGAATAAGGCCCAGAATGAGCCAGATGTTGCTCAGTTACAATCTGAGCTTACCGACATCTTGGAGGATGCTGGCCGAAATCTTCGCAGGCGAGATGACTTTGATGATGTCCGCTATGCTCGCTGGGAAGGTCAGTCACCAGATGATGGCCGCAAGCATGAAGAATACTTAGGGCATAAGCCTACACCATGGGAGGGTGCCAGCGATATTCATATGCGATTGGCCGATAGGTTAATCAATGAGCATGTGCATATGGCACTGGAGAGTTTTTTCCGTGCAAATATGTCAGTCTCTGGAATAGAGACAAGTGATCAGAAAAAGGCAGCCTACTGGAGAGATTGCTTGGCTTATTTCTTGGAGCAAAGGATGCTGCCAGAACTTCGCAGGGAAGTAGAGATCCTTGCACAGGAAATGTTTTCTGGATCTCCTGCAATTGGAATCTTGGGTGTTTATTGGCAGCAGGAAACCATCATGCGGATGAAAAAGTTTACCGTACAAGATGTTGTACAGATGGTTGCCGAGCAGGGTGGAGATGAACAAGCTGCCCAGCAAATTTTAGCAATCTTGCAAGATCCAGATATGGAGCAGGATGCTATGGGTTTGCTCATGCAGCACTTTGCTGGAGTTAAAGAAAAAGTATTATCTAAAGCATTAGAAGAGTTTAGGGCTACAGGTTCAATGGAGGTGCCTACACCAACTATTCATGAAAACCGTCCGAGATTCGTTGCCCACCGTCTTTACGAAGATGTTTTTGTCGATGCAAACTGCACCGAGTTAGATCGAGCTAGAGTGATTATGCGTAGGGAGTGGCTAAGTGAAACTGAGCTACGGGATAAGATTTTGTCGGAAGGATTTGATGAGGAATTTGTTGAGCAGGTTCTGGAAAAATCGGAAGGCCAGTCTGGGGTAGCAGAATACGATTACCGAAATCCCATTCAGCTTGGAGTCCATACAATGGGCAAGGGTGTAGAAGGTGACTTCAATGACCTTTATGAAATCTTTTATGCTTACCATAGGGTCTATGATGAAGATACAAATGTTCCTGCCATCTACTGCACTGCATTTTCGTCACATGTTCCAGACCTCTATGGTAAGCATGAGATTTTAAAATATGGCCACAATCAAATGCCGTTTGTCCTGTTTGCACGGGAGCGGTTATCACGGTCCATATTTGATTCTAGAGGAATCTCTGAACTGGTTGCTACTAATCAATATGAAGCAAAGGTGCAAAGAGATCTTAGAAATGATGCAAGCCAGATTGGTGTCATACCTCCCTTATTGGTAAATGCCAGACGGGGCGGCTTAAACCTGCTAGTGGCTCCTGCATCACAGATTACCATATCTCGTCCAGATGATGTCGGCTGGCTCCAACCTCCTCCTCTTTCGCAAAGCTCGATGGAGGCCGAGCAGGCTGCGATAATGGATGCAGAAAGGTACTTTGGGAACCCAGAGAAGCCAGAGGCTCGACAATTGTATCAACAGTGCATGGTGAACCGTTGGCTGGATTCTTGGAGAGAAGCATTCTCACAAGCATTATCTTTGTGCCAGCAATACTTGGACCCATCTTTTGTTGCCAGAATTACTGGCGGTCCAGTTGAAGAGATTGCCATGAAACAAGAAGATATCGAAGGCAGGTTTGATTTATCCCTAAGGTTCTCAGTCGATACTTTGAATCCAGAGTTCATGGAAAAGAAACTGGATGCGGTTACTAAGCTTACTCAGTTCGATGTCACTGGTGCCTTAGATAGAAATAAGCTGCTCGAGATTATTGCAGAATCAATTGATCCAATGTTGGCAAAGCAGGTTATTATGGACAAGCAAACTGCTGCCCAGAAAGAAATTGATGATGAGCAAAATAGCTGGGTCAAGATTATGAACGAAATTGAACCTCAACCAAAAGAGGGAGTAAACTTCCAGCTTCGTTCGCAGACCGCCCAGCAGATTATGCAGCAATCACAGGAGTTTCAAAAGAAAGCATCCGAGAGTCCGCTTGTAAAACAACTGGCCGACAATCGTATGAAATATCTTCAATTCGGCATTCAGCAACAAGAGAATGCACAGATTGGCCGAGTGGGTGTTAAACCAGTAATGGGGGGAGGTTACTAATGTTTTGTTTCTGCAAAAAGAAAAAAGCAACGATAGTAAAATATCCAGAACCCATGAGTGCAGATCGAGTTGAAAAAGTGTTTGCCGAGCAGGGCAGGGACTCAATGTTGTGGCAGGCATTAGATTCAGTCTTAGACAACATGCTGCTCGATGCAGTTAATGATGTTTCGGACCCAAAAAATGATGTCACTAAATTCGCTCATGCGGCTGGCCGAGTGGATGCCATATCTGGAATTAAATCTCGAATTGAAGAATATAAAAAATGAATACAGACAAATTTAAATTACTCACTGCACATTATGAATCTGCATGTAAAAGCACAGATTTTTTAAAAGATTATTGGAATAAGGTAAGTGGCATTTATGTAAATGCTGGCTACTCTGTTTTCCAAGCTGGATTGCTATCGAATAATTTTGATGATCATTTGGATCTTCAGTTTGCTAGAAGAAAAATAAATCCAAGCAGAAAAAATATTCTCGATGCAGGCTGCGGAATTGGAACCTCTTTGAAGCACATGGCCGCCAAAAGGCCAGATGCCAGTTTCGCAGGATTAAACATATCTGACTCTCAGATTAAAGAAGCAAACAAAGATCTGCCTAAGAATGTTGAAATCGGTGAAGGTAGTTACGATAACATGCCATTCGAGAATGATACATTTGACTTAGCAATCTTTGATCAGTCGATTGGATACCGCCCATTGATAGATACTTACTCAGAAGTAAGCAGAGTTTTGAAAAACGGTGGAAAAGCAATCGTTAGCGACATGTGTCAGATTGATGATCCAGACCCAGAGTATTCGATGCAAATAAGATCCCTGCAACAGAACTGGTATTACATGTGTTACCCAGTGGAATACCATTTGGCTGCGGCCCGTGCGGCAGGATTAAAACCAACCTATTTACTGGATAACATGAATGTGCTGCTCGATTACTCAAAGTGGCAGGATTTGGTAAATGATAAGCTGCATGAGTTTCACGGGAATTGCCCGTATGCACCTATCAAGGTTTCTGAATTTCATTTTGAAAAAAATGCCTAAGAAAAAGAAAAAGGTTAACGAGACTCCAGAGCAGAAAGTCAAAAATGCTCACCGTTCATTCTTGGAATACTGGGTCGAGGAGTCAGATATTGACGAAAACCGAATCGCAGAAATTGCCCGTGAAGACACTAACGAGTGGCTTGAGGAATATGTGGTAGATTTCGAATGCGATATAGATCTGGAGGATGATGACGATGCCGAGGACTAAGAAGAAGAGAGGCACGGACGGTAAAGCCTGCTGGAAAGGATACCGATTTGCAGGGACCAAAAAGGGAAAAGACAAGTGCGTAAAAGTTAGAAAGAAAAGATAATGCCTTACACAAGAAAAAAGAAAGTTAAGAAAGCAACTACTAAGGGTAAAAGAAAAGGCTGCTAGTGAAGTCTTTTGTTTTCGCGAGTGATCTGCATGGAGACATGCAAGATCCAGATGCGGTTGCGGCCCTCTATAAATTCACAGAGGAGTTTAAGCCAGATGTTCGAATATTCGGAGGTGACCTATTTGATTTCTCTCCATTGATGAGGGGAGCAGATCCAGCAGAAAAAAATGCCAGCATGGAGGCCGATGTTGAAGCAGGTATGGAGTTTCTCAATAATTGGGAACCTCACTATTTCCTTCTTGGCAACCATGATGACAGGTTGTGGCAAACGGCAGAAAAGCATTCTGTCGGAATCGTACGGGATACCGCGCGTTCTGGAATCAAGGATATCACTGGCAAATGCAAAAAGTTAAAATGCAAGATGCTACCTTACAATGTGGACAAGGGTGTTCTTGAACTAGGGATAATGACATTCGTTCATGGCTACTTTCACGGTGCCGTTTCCGCTTGCAAGCAACATGCACTGACTTTCGCAAAGCAGGGTGGATGTTGTGTTCATGGTCATATTCATTCAATTCAAATGTTTACAATTCCAAGGCACAAGGGAGGGGCAGCGTATTCGGCTGGCTGCCTTACGCAAACAGAAATGGGATGGAACCGTGCAAAGGTAAATCGATTGGCCCATGAGACAGGCTGGGTTTACGGTTATTACTCAAACAAAAGTTGGCAGGTCTATGTAGCCAGAAAATTCGATGGAGAATATATATGGCAATAAATTGGGCTAAGAAATTAGAGCAGGTAAAGACTGTAAACGAGAATAAACCAAAGGGTGATGACTGGTTCACAACAAGAGACTTTCGTAAGGAAACTGGATTCGGAATCACTAGATGCCATCAGTTGCTAAAGGAACTGATTAAGAGTGGTAAGCTAGAAGTTTATAAAGGATCACAATGGAATGAGGAGCAAAAGCAATTAACCAGAAGCATCTGGTATAGGTTCCTTTGATGCAACTCCATGCACTTAGGAAATGCCTCTTGGCAAAATGTTAACTGAGCGTTCAGTTTAGATTAACATTTAACCCGTCCGTTGCGGTCCAACGAGTAAGTATTCCACCGTCAGAGAATTTAAACCTATGGCAGATTCAACAGGGGTCGCTCCCGTACAAGCAGAAGAAAATCAAGTAAAAGAAGATTCTGGACTAGTCAGTTTCGGAGATATTGCCGAGGCCGCTGGAGTAGAGTCATCGTTCTTTGAGAGTGCATCACCAGAACCAGAGGAACCAACTGAAGTTGAGGAGACTGAAGAGGTAGAAGAGATAGAGGAAACTGAGGAACCTCAAGCCACTGAGCTTTCAGAGGTAGAGGAGCCACAGGAGCCGCCAGCAGAGGAATCTGATGGAGTCAAAAAACGCATTGGTAAATTAATCGAAGCTAGGAATAAAGCCGAAGCTGAGACTGAGGGACTAAAGGCAAAGATTGCAGAACTTGAATCATCGTCTGATTCGCAGCCTGCTCCAGACCCAAAAGGAATGGATAGGTTTGAGGGAATTAAGGATCACAAGGAACTGCAAGCCAGAGAAACAGAAGCCGAGCATTTGCGTGAATGGTTATTGGAAAATCCAGATGGAGGAGAATACACCGACATTACTGGAGCAGAGCATGATGTTGATTATGAGCAGGCAAGAAAGCTTATGGTTGAGACTGATCGTGATCTTAGAAAAAACATTCCACTAGCAGCACAAAGACTACAACAGAGAGAAAAAAACAGGCAGGCGGCCATGCAAACATTTGATTGGATGAAAGATAAATCCAGTCAAGAAATGCAAGAAGTCCAGCAGGTACTTAATTCAAATCAATTTATTAAGGATTACTACGAAAGAGATCCATATGGAGTTCTTACCGTAGCTTACGCAATTGAAGGAATTAAGGCAATCAATGCAAAGAAATCTCATCAAACGACTAAACAGGCAGTAGCACCAAAGGCACCAGTGCCTTCCCGTGCGACATCTGTAACTCGTAAGAAAACTACCAACAAAAAGTCACTCCTACAACAAGCAGCTTCTGGGCAGGTAGAGGATGCCTCCGCATACATCGAATCATTGTTATAAAATTATAGGAGAAAAATTATCATGGCTGGAATAGTAGAACGGGATCAATCCCTTAAAAAAGAATCACTCGCTGACCTCATGACCATCGTAGACAGAAAGTCCTGTCCTTTCATGAGTGCGGTTAAAAAAGGTGCTGCACCAAAAAATTCATTTGTTGAATGGCCGCTTGACAAGCATAAAGACAACTTAGTCCGCACTGCAACATACACATCTGGAGTTAGCGACAATCTTCCAATTGACGGTGAAGATATTAGCGCAAGCGATTTTGAAAATTATGATGATCGCACTAAGTGTTCAGTGTATCTTCAGTATGCTCGCAGAGTGCCTAAAGTCTCTCGTTTAGCTAACATGACTTCCGATATCGCTGGAGTCGGTTACAAAAAAGAGATGGCAAACAGTATCGCTAAAGCACTCGTAAGTGCAAAACGAGATATTGAAGCGACTCTATGTTCATCACAGGAAACTGCACAGGAAACTTCCAATTCACCATATCAGACCCGTGGTCTTGGTAAGTGGATTAATTCTTCTGCACAAGCAACTCTTCCAGTACCTGCGGACTTCCGCACTCCTGCTGGATCAATCAAAACTGTTGGTGCTGCTGCTGCACAGGAAGAAGATCTTCGTGACATCCTTCAAAGCATCTATGAGCAAACTGGTGAATCCGACAAAACCTTTTATGGTCTTTGTGGTACGCAAGTTAAGAAAACCATTTCTAACTTCACCTTGTTTACACCTCGTACAAACAACCTTGTCGTTTCTAACAGAGATACTGACGAAGGTCGTTTGAGTGCTGCGGTTGATATCATAGACAGCGACTTCGGTACAATCACGCTTAACCTGTCAAGTTTTCTTGAGCAGGATGCAAGAACTTCTAGTGCATATGATGCCAGTGAGGGACAAAACACATTGTTCATTCTTAATATGGCCCAGCTTGAAGTAGCATTCGCTGAAGAGACTAGCGTTCGTGAACTTCCAGACTTAGGGGGTGGACCTCGTTCGATTATCGAATCTGTATTTTCCTTGAAATCCTACTCTGGTGGGTTGGATCACGGTAAATACAAATTAAGCTAATTTAGTTTCATTCATTCGGTCTAGCAATGCTTGGTACGGAAGAAATAGTTATAGGTAAGGAAAACCTTACGGGAGACATCTGGGGTAGTCTTGCGGATATCTTTCGTACCGAGCTTGCTGGTGCCGAGAGTGAACAAAAGAAGCTTATGGAGGCCGAGAAAAGGGTCTCTGGTGGAGAACGGAAAAACCTTCCATTTGGAAGATTACGAATGAAAGTTTGTCCAGAGGTATATCACTTCTGGGGAGGCAAGCTGGGTTACGAATGTTGGAAAGATAAAAGTTTTTTAAACTGGTTAGAAAAGCGGTTTGGGGATTTAGTCACCATCAATAGTAAGTCAGCAAAACTAGCGATATAGAGGTGCGTAGCATCCCTTATTCTAGGATTGAGCGAGGCATCGCAGCAATCGCTGGGATAGATCCTAGCAACCTTCTTGATCATGAGAAGGTAATGATTAGCGAATATGTAAATGATGCCAGCAAGTATGTCTGGGACTATTACCCTTGGCCAGAAGCTACTGTAACTGAAATTAGATACTTTCGCCCAGAGTACGATGAGAGTGTAGACTATGTAATCGGAGATGAAGTATTCTACAAAGGTAGGTACTGGAGGAAGTGGGCAAATAATGAGGGTGAAGAAAGTGATTGGCAGGAGCAACAGGAAAACTACGAAGATCAAAATGGAAGATGGTCGGAAGGTCAAAATCCACGAGATGAATTTATATGGCATGAGATAGGTGACTTTGATCTAAACGAAGAATGGAGAGAAGATGGGGTTTATTATGTTGGTGCTAAGATTGAGTATGAAGAAAAGACATACCTTTGCATTAAGCAATTAAATGGGACTACTCCGAGCGGATTAAGAGGAGTCAATTATTCTGTAGATGAAATAACTCCAAAAGATGGAACTTATTTCATGGAAATTGAGACTAAATTTGAGCGTGTTATTGATTACGAGCAGGCAGGCAAGAATGTCATTGGCACCATGATTTCCGCTCACACTGAAGATCCACGGTATGAAGATACAACCCCATTGAACTGGGTAGAGGGTGCCGAGGGCATTTATGTAGAGACTCCAGAGACAGTTAACTTTATCTGGATGCGTTACCGTAAAGAAGCACCAGAATATTCTGAGAATACTCCAGAAAATCCTGTTTTAAATTTCTTGGCTCCTGCAATAAAAGCATATGCTTATCGTTCGTTTTTAGTGGCAGATGGTCAGCATGAGAAAGCACAATTGCAAGACCTGCAAGCCCTTGATTTGCTAGTTCGTGAGGTCGATAAATTAAATCACCAACAGGACCGAGGGCAGGCTGGAACTATATTCTCTGAACCGTACAGGAGGGTTACTGTAAAAGGTAATGTATATACAGAACCCACAGATGAGAAAATAGCTACACTTTACCATAGAGGAGTCGATGTTGATATAGCATTCGACTTAAAAAAAAAAGTAGAATTTAGCGTATTTAGATTAAAGACAGGAACCAGTACCAGTGAATTTAAACTCTTTACCATACATGCCAATATTAGAGGGCAAATTGGAAGCGAAAAACTTACACTTGTTGAGCGCAATATATCGCAGAGTTTTTCTTTCGGGGCTGGGTCTAGTGGGTTTCGTATTCATAATAAAAATGTCAGCACTGGAATTACTTTTAAATTGGTCGCTGGTACTGCAACATGGACATCAGATCTTCTTTGGGAAAATGCAGATGTTCTATGGGATTCACCAGACCAGCAGGACACTTACACTGCACAGGTGCATAATAGGAATGCATCATCATCATTTGGATTCAACCTGTCAGCAGGATCAGCAGGATATGAATCTACGCTTCAATGGCAAAATGCAGATGTTGACTGGGGTAATGCTGGAGGGACTTTGCATGAGGGTCTCACAAGTTCACAATTTAATTTATCAACTAATCAAATCACATTTACAAAAATACAAAGTTTGTGGTCTACCAATACTAGTCGCTGGCAGGTCTCAATTCTAAACTGGGGAGGATAAAAAAATGGCAACCTTGCAAGGAAAAGCAATCAAGGACACTTATAAAGATCTACTACAAGTGTCTACTAATAATAACACTGGAGTGACCAGTTCAATGTCAACAGTGGAAGATGGGGAAGGTACTTCATCTGCACTTAAAATTTCTACTACTGGTGTTCAAGTAGCTGGGACTTTAGATGTCACTGGAAATGTCACTGGAGTCCCTCATGTAGACTACAGAGGTAATTATTCTGGATCTACTGCATATGTGGCAGATGATGTAGTTTTCTTTAATGGATCTTCATATATTGCCAAGCAATCATCTACTGGCAATGCACCAACAAATACTACCTATTGGGGATTGCTTGCCCAAAAAGGAACAGATGGAACCAATGGAACTAATGGAACTAATGGAACCAATGGAACCAATGGAACCAATGGAACTAATGGTACAGATGGAGATGGGTTCACTGGAGGTAATTACAATTCCTCGACTGGTGTGGTTACTTTCACATCTAATGATGGATTAGGATTTTCTACTGGAGATCTTCGTGGAGCATCTGGATCTGGTGGATCACTTACTACTGATTCAGTAAATTCATCTCACATTAGTGACACAGATAAAATCTTGAAAGTAGAAGATGATGCGTCCACTAAATTAGTAGAAATTGGAGATGCTAGTAATGTTGGCACACCAACAAGTTTGCCAGAGTTTAAGGTTGTAACCGCAGAAAGTTATAATGAAGGGGCAACAGGTATACATCCAGCAATTCATGTTGATCCAAATAATACTGAATACGGAGACAGCACAAATAGATCGTATGTGGGTATAAGGTCATTAGCTAGACCCCCAAAAAGCATATTTCGTAATGATGAAGAACCAAGGTTAAATGTTTGGACAAAAGGTGGTGCTTACTTTTGGAGCGGAATAGGTGAAGGATTTGCTAGTGTTGGAATTATGAATACTAATTACCAAACTGGTACTGATGGTATTACTGCACTTACACTAAACGGCCACAACTACCCACTACTTCAATTCGCACTTGGTAAACGAGCAACCGCAGAAGATATATCAGATTCACAAGTCGTTACGACTGGTCTTAGTGTTGGAGATTACATTACTGATGTACTTAATCTCCCCCCCGAATCCAATAGTACAAATGGAGGAACTTCACCAGATAAATTTGGTGCAACTAATTTTGGATTTACTGATGGTAGGCAAAAATTAGATCTATTTAGTGTTGGTTATTCTGAGTTTCAGTGCGGAATGTATTTTGGCTGGAATGGGCAAACTGGATCTGCGAGCAATGTAGCTTTGCATGTTCATCAAGGAGTCATGCAGACTCGACTAGGCAAGCAACCAGACCTTGGTAATAACACTTCAAGTGGTAGGTGGAATCAAGTGTATGCAACTAACACTTCAGTTTCAACATCTGATGTTCGCTTGAAACAAGATATTGAATCTCTTGATGAAGCAGAAAAACGAGTTGGGGTTGCATTGAAAGGCTTGGTTAAAAAGTACAAATGGAAAAGTGCAGTAAAAGCAAAAGGTGACAATGCGAGATATCATGTTGGTGTGATTGCTCAAGAGGTCGAGCAAGCATTTATTGATGAAGGTCTTGATGGTTTTAATTATGGAATACTTTGCAGAACAACAGAGTGGTTAAATCCAGACCCACAAGAAAAAGTTGTTGAAAATGATGAGAAAAAAATTGTTCAAGCAGATGATCGTACCAGTTCAGTAGAAAAAGAAGGCTGGACTAAGCAAGTGACATTAAGTGTTCGTTACGAAGAGCTTTTAGCTTTCGTAATTTCAGCACTGTAAGAAAGGAAAAAAATGAGTCAAGCAACTGATTATTTAGAAACAAAGATTTTAACTGCAATGCTGGGAGGTGGAAATGCTACATTTTCATCAAAACCATACATTGGTTTGCTAAAGTCAGCACCAAGCGACTCTAGTGGAGGAACAGAAGTATCTGGAACTAATTACGCAAGGGTGCAAGTAGGATCAACTGGACAAGGTGATTTCTCAGTAGGTTCTACTGGATCTGCGAGCAACTCTGGAGCATTTACATTCAATGATGCTCAGTCTAACTGGGGAACAGTCACACATGTGGGTCTTTACGATTCTGCAACATCTGGAAACCTGCTTGTCTATGGAGCATTAAACACTTCTGCTGACATCCAGAATGGTGACATCTTCAAGATCCCCACAAGCGGATTCACAGTTTCAGTAGACTAAAATGTTTGTTGAGGTTAGGCAATTCCACTCTTCATCTGAGGGGTGGGATTGTGTGATGCTATGAGCGGAGGAATTACAGAAGAGTCCAGCCTAAAGACCAATACTGGTTTTGCCTTAAAGCTAATTGGTGGAGTTATTTTTTGCGTGTGGTCTGGTGCTTCAATTATGGCGCAAATAAGTGCATTAGAACTTGAAATAGAAAGACTCAAGCATTCTGTTGAACGCAATAGCTTCTTTGTTGAAAATTGGCCCAAGGGAACCATTGGAGCATTACCAGACGATATGGAACAATTCATGCGTATTAAAGTTTTAGAGAAACAAACTTTAAAACATGAGGAGTTACTAGAAGACATGAGGTTTGGGAGGGTAGAGTGAAATGGGTGAGGTCTTGCTTATGCTTCTTACGGGTGGAGGCAGCACTGCTATGGGTGCAATGCTCAAAGGTGTGTTTGGCTTTATATTTGAAAATAAAAGGCAAAAGCATGAGCTTGAACTCGCGCGCGAAAGTCGAGCAAATGATAATTTCATTAGACTCCAAAAGCAGCTTTCTGAAAACGGTGATTCAGAGTCTGTTTCTTACACTCGCAGGTTTATTGCTTTTTGTGGTATTGGCACTTACTGCTTGTGCATCCTCCTCTGCACCGTATTCCCACAAGCGGAATTTATCTCAATCACAAATGCAACAGGGGAGGGTAGGACCGAGTGGTTATTCGGACTCCTCTCCTATCCATCTTCGCAAGATCCAATCATCCTCTCTTCTGGGCACCTCGCCTATATGGGACAAACATCCCTTTGTGCTATTCTTGGATTCTATTTCGGACCAAGTCCAAGACGATAAGTAATGGACATTAATTTTATATTCCAATTGATCACAGGTCTACTCATTGCAATGGGTGGGTTTGTTCTCAAAGGTGCATTCAATTCTTTGACCCAACATGACAAGCGGATCAATAAGCTAGAAGTTGATATGGCAAGGAACACTGCTGAAAACGAAAGTCTGTTCAAGCGATTAGATAATATAGAATCTAAACTAGACAGACTACTAGAGGGAAGACATGGCAAAATTTAGGTCATATGGACAACTGGATGATCCCTTTGTCGAGGATGGAGATCCTGCTTTTCGTGGACTAGATCAGCAGACTGAGCCTACTATGCTTCAAGCTGGATTTGTGCAGGAGGCAGAAAATGTAAGATTCAACCAAGGTGTAATTTCTTCACGCAAAGGTCTGGAGAAATTTGCAGATGTAACTGGTGGAAAGGCACTGGTAAAATTTCTAAACCCAGTAGACAATCGTGAGGATCTCATTGTTGTCACAAATGACAAACTGCTTGGAGTTGGAGAGAATGCAGTTCGCATTGATAAGTATGAACAAAACGAAAACAACTGGGATGCACTAGATATAAAATGGGAAACCCAGTCGCAAATTAACGAACAATTTTCAGATCCATATGGTGATGACGATGAAGTTTTTGGTCTGCAAGTTTTTGATCAAATCATTTTGTTTTGCAAAGACAATAGACCCAGAACATTTGATGGTGATGTCACTGGGCAAGGAGTAATAGATCTACCTTCAACATCAACAGATACCGCAGTTGATTTCGTCTGCCCTAATGCTCCATTTGGATATTATTTTTCTAATCGCTTGGTTGTTCCTTACTACGAAGACTCGCCAACTACAGTTGCTTTCTCGGATGTGTTTGAACTAAACGAGTTCGTTAACCTTAATACATATTTTTGTAACAAAGGAACTGCTGATGTAATCATGGGATTTTCTAGTTTCGTAGAAAACCAAATTTTGGTCCTATGTAAAAATTCCATCCATTTAATTAACAACACACATGCCCTTGGTGCTAGTTC